TGTTTTCTTCTTAGAAACGAAACCACCTTTGGCCCATCCAGAGCCGGGAGCGTCACCACTCACACCATCACCGGGGCCACCACCGGGAGCGCTATCGCCAACAGAAGGAGCTTCACCACCACCCGGTGGTGAAACACCAGTGGCACCTTGACCGGGAGCGTCCATAGACACTTCACCGATGGAGCTTGCAGCGGCTGTATTAACCTCTCCGATAGCAACGCTTACTGCGGCAGCGTTTCCTTGTTCCGCTGCCTGAGCAGGTGATAAACCAGAAATTGTGGCATCAGCAGCAGCCTGTGCTGCTGCCGCTTGTGCTTCAGCAGACATACCATTGGCAGCAGCGGCAGAAGCAGCAGTGGCACCAGCAGAAGCAGCGGCAACACCTGTACCTGCCACACCAGCAGTAGCGGCTGGTGAATTGTCCATTGCCATATTATCAGCCATAGAAGTGGCGGCAGCGTTTGCTTCGCTTGTATTAAAAGCGTTCACCATATTAGCAACAACTTTACCCGCAAGTGAACCGAGTGGACCCAGTGCAAGACTACCAAGTGCGCTAAGAGCATTTGCATTTACAGTATTGGGAGTAACAACTCCAGTTTCTGAAACAGTAAAGGACGCTGCTGGTGTAGATGTATCCCCAGTATCACTTGGACCACCATCAGCACCGCCACCAGCAGACTCAACATTTGAGCCACCGCCACCGCCACCGCCTGTGGTTGGCTCAGGTGTTGTACTTGCAGCAGACGACTTAACCTTATACCCTTGAGGAACAGACAACTGAGCTACACCATTGATGAAAGGAATGTAAATGGTTTGACCTGCATCGTTGGTCATAGCCACCATTTCAAAACCTTTGATGGGAGCGTCAGCATAGAGTTGTCTATTTTCTTCACCGCCTACAAAACCACCAGCGGCATACTTGCGTACATCACCGCCTTTAGAAAACTCTTGGTCATCTTCCTCGTTCATGATTGAATCAATCTCTGACGAAAAAGAATCGTCATCCATTTCTTCTTCATCACCGTGTAAAGCTTCAGCGTCTTCCACTTCTTCAGCATTACCCATCTGACCAATTTCTTCCATGCGCTTAAGACCAGCCTTGGCCTTGTCACGCATCATCATCAGCTTCTCCAAACCAATGTAGCGCACCACATCGGCTGGAATGACAAACTCACCTTCGCTGAGCTTAGCGTCAATGTCATCTCTAACTTCTTCTGCCATAGCACCGGGAGGTACATCATTACCAGAAACTGGATCGACTGTGCCACCTTCTTGCATGACACCACCTTCAGCAAACAATTGATTCATTTCATTTTGCATTGATTTCGTCTTTCAAATATTTCAACTGACGTAGTGCAACTATTGCACCCTGTGCTTTAAATACTTCTTGCAGGTCTGTTGCCTGTTCAAGTTTACGTTGATGCTGTTCAATGTCATAGTTGAGCTTCTCAACAAAGGCATCCCACAGATTGGGGCTACTCAACATGCCCTTGAGCTTGGGTAGAAACGGCTTCTCCATTAAGCAACTCCAGCGGGTGCAGGTTGGGGAGCAGCGCTAAAGCCTTGTTCACCGGGCATAGCAGCAGCGCCAACACCAATGTTGCCACCACCACCGCCTGTCATGTCTTGTACACCCGGTACAGCAGGAGCGCCACCTTGTGGAGCACTTGGCTCAACAGGAGCAGCAGGTTGCATCAACGCAGCTTGGCGAGCAGCTTCATCCATGTTGTTCGTCACCTTATCTTCATCAAGGTCCATCGCCTTTGCAATCTCACGGATGATGTAGGGCATCTTAGCGAATGGCATCAACGCAGGGTTGCTGACAATCTGCAAGAACTGCATCAGACGTTGACTTCTCACTTCGTTAGCCATCAACGATTCTGTACCACGAGCATTGACTTCCAAGTCACCTCTGATTTCAGGGTCGAAGTCAAACTGCATGTTGAAGCTGAAGAAGGCTTTACCGAGTGGTGCCAGCAAATAGTCATCGACGTTCTTAATCACTGTCTTGATCGAACCACTAGCAGCATTCATCAGCATCGAAATACCAGACGCTGTACGACCAACACCACTCACACCAGTTTGACCGTGAGCAAACGATGGCATACCTGTAGCTTCGTCAGAAAGCTGACGAGCTTTGTCAAACAATTGAAGGTTCTCTTGCGATACGTTAGGAAACTTAGTACCGAACAAGCTTTGACCGGGAGCACCGCCTTGACGACGAAACACTTTGCCGGGATAGACGCTCATGTCTTGACCGGGCACAAGGTTGGTTTCATCAATCTCAAACACCAAGTTACCTGACAACACAGCGTTATCAACAGCCATACGCATGAAGCCATTCATCAATGTCTGTGTGTCGTCCATGTTCTCTGCAACACCAATACCAGCAAGGCTGTATGGGTTGAGTTCATAAGGAACAGCGTAGTAGGGAATCTTTGAAGGTTTGAAAGGATTCAACACCAAGCGTAATATCTTACCGTTGCAATACCAGATGTTTGCCTGCAACTCACCAACATCTTCCAACTCTTTAGGAATGTCCACTTCGTTTTCAATGAGCATTTCAACATCGACATTGCCCCAATACTCCAACACTTCAAAGCGATCAACCCCGTAGTTGAGAGAATAGTCTTTGATGGTGTCTTCCCAATACTTCTTCACATAGCCTTCACCACCAGCAATGATGTCGTCGATGACGTTCTTACGGAAGTGAGGACGGTTCTTCAATTGGCGAAGCTGAGTGCGTGACAGCTTGTGACGCTCAATGACATATTGACATTCGTCTGTGTTGTTAGCGTCTGGGTCCCAATAGAAGTTCCAGATGGAAACGTGAGAGCCTTCGGGTACTGTCTTGATGACGGGAGAATATGTACCGTCTTCTTTCCAGTTGGGATATTCTTTGTTGACAGCGAACGGACCCTTCATCACACCTGTACCGAACAACGACATTTCAAAGCCTGTTGATCGGAGATGCTTGTTCATGTTGCTTTCATTAAGCTGGTCATGAATCTTCTTCTCCATCTTCTTAGCTGCCACCATAGCAGGACTAAATGTCACAGACGTTGGTGTTTGTCCCGGACCCTTCTTCAAGCCGGGAACATCTTTCAAGTCATCCTTCATCGCACCCAACATCTCTTCAAGCTTGTCGAGGTCGAAGTCGTTGCCAATAGCAGCACTGCCTTCTTCACCAAACGGAATGGTTGGTGTAGGCTGTGTTGTAGCTTTAGGGTCGAAATGAACAGACTCCAACACACCTTCAGGCAACACAGATGGGTCAATACTCAACGGAAACTTGTTGTTAGAAAACAACACATCAATGATTTGACCGTATGCAGCCAACACCTTAGTCTTTGTCACCTTCACAAACACACGAGACTTCTCTGTTACTGTGAATTGCATATCAGGACCGTACAGGCCGCGATAGTTGCGGTAGGCACGTAACCAACGTGTCTCGTCAGAGCGACGACTTTCTTCAGCGCGGCTGTAGCGCTCGTTGACGAACGCGATGAGGCCACCAGATTTGAAGGTGTCTTCAGTTTTGGTAGAGTCGTCCAAGACAATGTTCTTGTCGCTTTGTGGTTTGTCAATAAGTGCCATAGTTTTCCGTAAAGATGTTGCAGAGGTATAACATTGAACCTCTTAGTAGTAAATGTTTCAATATCCAAACACAGGGTCTGCTACAGTCATACCAGATTTCTGAGAAGCAGGATCGAAATCAAACAATCCACTACGTGGACGGCTCATAACACCGTAGCGTAAAGCATCATAGGTGTGATCGTTGCTAACTTTGGTGTTAATGTCTTCGTTGTTTGTCTTATCAATTGGTAAAGTTGGTAAATCAGCGATGATTTGTGTGCAGGTGTTAAAGAACACCATACGAGGCGCTTCAGTGTACTGATCAACCTGCAATCGGCGGTGTATTTCGTTCTTACCTGCCACCCTACTACCAGCAGAACGGTCAGCAGGTCGCCATCTGCACCCCTTCATAATCATTCGTTCAGCAATAGAGGGTCCAGTGTCACCACGTTTGTGCCAACATGAGCTATCCAGTACACCATAACGAATCTTTTCCTCAGATTCAGCGTTCAATATCATCACAGCCAAGTCTTCTGCCAACACTTTGCTGACATAAAGCTCTCTGTAGACAACCAAACTGTCGTCAGGTGCTACAGCAAACCACAACACAGCGCTATGGCTACCATATCCGTAGTCACAAGACCTGAATCTGGGCCAATTTGACGGGATGGTGAAGGGTTCTACCACGTGAATGGCTCTATTGAACTCCGAGAACGCTGCACCTTCAGCAATATCCCAGTTTCCTTCAAGCAATTGCTTACGTTGATGCTCCGGTAGAGACAACAACATGGTTTCGTAGTCACCAGACTCAGCCAAATAAGGGTTGTCTGCTAGTTTTGCAGAGATGAACTTGCGCTTAAACAGAGGCAAGCCCTCTTTGCTATGCCCTTTTGGGTACACCAGCATCTGTCCTGTATCAATATCGGTAGCATAAAAGCTTTTACCGGGCGGTGCAGGGACAATGAACATCTTCCTGACCCATTGATGACCGGGTCCACCGGGGTTGGTGGTAGCTCTCATGAACACTGGCAGGTCTGGAGCAGCAGTACGCAGACGAGAACGCATGTAGTTGTAGGCAAATGGTGTAGGCCACTGTGTCAACTCGTCCCAAGCGATGTAGGAGAACGACAAACCCTGATAACGCATAACGTCTTCATCACGGTCAAGGTAGGACATCCACAGTTTGCCACCACTTGGATGCTGCCATTGCATCTTTCTCTCACTCCATTTGATGCCGGGATATATCTTCGGATACATCTCTTGCGATTTCCAAATGAGTTCACGCAGTTCTTCGGTGGTGTGACGAAGAATGAGTCCAGAGAATTGGGGATGGGCTATGTAGCGAAGAGGGTCAGCAAGAATGGCATAGCTTTTTCCACCACCTGCTGCACCACCGTACAACACTTCACGTTCAGGAGCAGCTAGGAAAGCTGTCTGAGGACCGGGGTTGGGTTTGAATATGACGTTCTCATACTCAACAGGCTCAACTATCGGTGCTATTGTCGGAGAAGGTGGCGCTAAGTTGGACGAATCGATCACTACCGAAGAAGCTGTCTTGTCCGGTGCCTGTTCTTTTTTCGTACTCTTGCGCTTTCTTAAGGGCTTTTTCGTACCTGTCGGCAAGCTCTCGATAAGTAGAGGACTTACGTCTTTGGGACTGTTCACTCTTAATCCTCTTCATCAAACCAACATGACTTATTTCTCTACCAGTCACAGTAGTGAGCCAAGCAGCAACCTGTCTCAAACTATATTGCTTCAGATGTTTCTTAGCTTTCTCCAGCGCCTCTAGTTCTAAAGGTACAGGAACAAGCCATCCATCATCAGCTTCATCAACTACATAACCAAATGGGATGGTGCGGCCTAGCCTCGGAATCTTAACATACTCTTTAGCATCTTTGGGCTGCGGCAGTATGAAGACACCTAAACCAAAATCATACTTGGTAGTGTCAACTTCAATCATTCTTCTTCACGTTCCTTAGCAGGCAATATCATAACACCGCCTGTATTGCTCTCTACCTGCACCTTCTCAGTCTTCACCAAACCTGCACGGTCAAGCAAGTCTTTAGCGGCTGACATCTTCTCTTTGAGGCCAAGCTCTGTAGGATCGTCAATGGCAGCAATCATAGCCACCGCAGCCTTTGGAGCCGCCATAGCAATGTAAAGCTGTGTAGCTTCAATGATCTCTTCCTTCAATGAGTTGGTGAGTTGTCTGCGGCTATAGCCTTCAGAGAACCCCGCCATCTTCATAGCGTGATTGATGTTGCCATTGGCTTCAGCAAACAACACCTCAAGGAATCGTTTCTGTTGTTCTGTA